CGTCCAAGTACACGCACGGTGGTTCAGCACGTGTGCTCGAACTCCTGAATACCGATACGGCGGCCAACTCACAGGCCCACGCCATCATGTCGTCGAGCTGCACGGGCGCGAGCAGTGCGATCGGCACGGTATCGTTCGTCATGCCGAGTATTTCGGCTACCAACAAGATCATGGCGTATATCGGAGCGGGATCGGATTCAACGCACACTTCGGCGGCACCATCGAGTATCCTCTATTTCGGCACTCGCACTGCTGGCGGTGCTGTTAATCAGAACATGACCCTCGACGGTAGCGGCAACCTCGGTATCGGCGTGACGCCATCCGCAAAACTTCATGTGGCTGGCAAGACTGTCCATGGTGTTCTGGGTACATCAGGGCAATACGCCGTGACGCACATGCCGGATACACTGGGCTCAACGGTTTTCAGCTGGAAGAATTCGAGCGACGCATTCACATTGCTGACGGGAGGCGATCCGTATAGTTCGCCCGTCGAGCGTTTGCGTGTGAACAGCAGCGGCAGGCTCGGACTCAGTACCAGCGGCCCTAACACGCTACTCGAACTGCGTACTGACAGTAATACAGACGGGCCGGTGATCACTCTTAACAACCGTGGCACAGGGAATACCACCAATACGAACAACTACATCGCAGGGGGTATCTGGGGAGCAGCATACCGTGACGTGCGCGATCCGGCTTACATCGCTGGCATCGATTTCCTGCGCAACTCGTCCACAAGCGGATTGGCTTCAGACGGCAACATCGTGTTCTACACAAGTAGTGGTGGCGACACGCTTGCTAATGTGCGTCCAGGGAGTGAACGAGCGCGTATCGATAGCAGCGGCAACCTGTTGGTAGGCACGACAACCAGCAACGGTACGGATAAATTGCAAGTGAACGGAAGTGCTACCGTTGGAGGATTTAGCGTAGCCTTCCCCGGCACATCTGCGAATGCGATCCAGCGTGCCTCTATCTTCTCCGGCACCGACGCTTCGTCAAACGAAGTTAGGCTCCAGCTTAATCCGATCACAGGTAATACAGCTTCGCAAGGTACATACATCGGTGCAGCGAGAAATGGTACTAGTTACAATTCGTCGCTTACCCTAGGTACAGCGGATGTGGAGCGGGCGCGTATCGACGCCAACGGTAACTTGATGATCGGGACCACGACCCAAGCCAACGGGGTAAGCAAAGTCACCATTGCAGCATCTTCCAATGGTGCCGCGATCACTGTAAATGGCAAGTCGTCTTCCAATGTGGCTCCTGACATCGAACTCTCACGTTCCAGCACAGCTACGGGCGTAGGTCAAGGGACTGCGATTCAGTTCAGCGATACAGGGACAAACACTAATTCACGCCTTATCCAAGCCGGGGCAGGTAGCATGCAGTTCTTCGGTTATGGCGGCGGGGCATGGGCTGAACATGCCAGAATCGACATCGGTGGGAATCTTCTGTTGAACACTACGTCGGCACTTGCTCTCGCCGGAAGAATGGCAATCAAATACACAGGTGGCGCTACCCAATACGGTATTGTTCTTCAACCGGGTACTGATAGCACGCACGCTATCGAATTCTTGAATGCAGCAGGTACATCTGTAGGTTCAGTAGTCACCACTGCTTCGGCCACAACATACAACACCACTTCGGACTATCGACTGAAGGAAGACGTTCAGCCGATGGTTGGCGCACTTGACACTGTTATGGGTCTAAAACCCGTGACGTATCGTTGGAAGGCAGATGGATCGGCTGGAGAGGGATTCATTGCGCACGAGCTTGGGGAGCAAATTCCTCTGGCAGTGTCGGGCGTAAAGGACGCTGTACGCGACGATGGAAGCCCTATGTATCAATCGATTGACACGTCGAAGGTAGTAGCGCATCTCGTGGCAGCACTCCAAGAACTGAAACGCGATTTCGACGCTTACAAAGCTTCGCATCCATAATAAGGAGCATTAATGGCAAACGTTCGTATTCTTTACGATAATGCCGCCGACCGTGCAACGCTATCAACTTCCTCGACAGCAGGAAGTTTGGTAGCTGCGAATATGCAGGCACCCATTAAGAGTGCGGTTTGGCGGTCCACTTCAACCACTGCAACGATTACCGCAACGTGGACGACGGCAGAGATTGTATCAGCCGTCGTTCTGCCTTTCTGTAATCTATCATCACAAGCTACTGTGCGGGTTCGTGGATACGCAGTAGCGACAGACCCTAGCCCTGTTTTCGATACAGGTGCAGTGCTAGCTTGTCCCGCTCCGGCTTTAGGGCTTTGGAATTGGGGACAACCACTCGGCGTAAATGCATTTGCTTACGGCGGAGGAACGTATGGACGAGTGTGGGTGACGAACCCAGCTCAAGTAGCGAAGGTTGTTATCGACATTGTAGACACAACAAACACGGCAGGATACATCGAATGTTCACGGTTACTTGTTGGTGATTACTGGGAGCCGGAAATTGGCCCAGAAGCGGGAAATGTTTCGATGTCCGTTACGGATACCAGCAAACATTACCGCACTGACGGTGGGGATCAGCTTACGGATGTTGGGACTAAGTATAGAAAGCAATCATTCTCTCTTCCTTGGCTTGCTTCTGCAACCGATAAAGCAAAGATGTGGAACATCTTGTGGGGTAATGGACTTGCACGTCCAATCTTCATTAGTATGTATCCTGATAATACGGACCCCTCACTAGAACAAGCAAATCAGTTGTACGGAAAGCTTGTAACCTCTCCGGTTATGAGTACTCCCTATTTCAACCGTAACAGTGCAACACTAGAAATTGAGGAAGTGTAATGCAAACAATCACCGTAATTTTTACAACGCGGAAGTGGAATCCTGTTTCATGGCTAATCCGGTTCTGCGTCCCACGTAGCCGTTTCAAGAATGCTGAAGCTTCCCACTGCCTTGTAAAAGACGGTGATTATTTGATTGAAGCTTCAATGACGCACGGATGTCGTCGTGTGCCTGCTGAGGAAGCACTGAAAGGCTCAGTCATTATCAAGACGGTTAACTATGAAGTACAGGATGCGGAAGCAGGACTTGAATACGCTCGTTCACAAGTCGGAAAGAAATACGACTTCAAAGGCGCCTTCGGTTTGGCTATCGCCCCTGATCGCGATTGGACTGAAGATGATTCGTGGTTCTGCTTCGAATTAACTGCCGCTACTCTCGCAAAAGCTGGCAGGGATGTGTTCGTAAACAACGGACACGTTTCTGGTACTACTCTACTGGCATTGAAGCCAACTATTTAAGGACTATCGAAATGCCAAATGAAACCGTAGCACTCTGGATCGCAGGCGGTCTATTCACGTTTATCACTGCACTGGTAGGTATTGTGTGGAAGCTTCTACGGGATGAATCCAAAGGACACGCAGACGCGATCAAAGAGAAAGCGGACACGGATCGGGTTACTGACATGGAACGCCGTCTCCAATCCGAAATCGCAGAGGCGAAAGCCGACACAGAGAAACTTGTGAATAAGCTGGAAGCTAAACACGATAAAGAGATTGAACAACTCTCGGCTCGCTTGACGGACCAGATTCGTTCCACAGAAACAAACATTCTATCACAGCTCAAGCTGATGATCGAAATGGTACGTAAGCAAGAATCAAGATAAGGAGAAATGAAATGGCTGATGTCGTTGATAAGGTTATTGACGACATTCTCGTAGCCGAGGGAGGCTATGTGAATGATTGTAATGACGCCGGGGGAGCAACGAATTACGGTATTACCGAAGTCGTAGCACGAGCTAATGGTTACTACGGTAGTATCAAGGACATGCCAAGAAGTTTCGCTGTTCAAGTATATCGTAATAAATACTGGCTTGAACCAAAGTTCGACCGGATTGCTGTCCTATCTGAAAAGGTAGCGGCTGAACTGGCAGACATGGGCGTCAACATGGGGACAAAGGCAGCATCGGTAGCGTTACAAGAATGCCTCAACCTGTTGAACCGTCAAGGGAAAGATTACGTTGATATCAAGGAAGATGGAGCGATTGGACAGGGCACGTTGGCTGTACTGGCTACCCTGTTGAGCAAACGAGGCGAAGACCTTCTGCTGAAGGCTCTCATCATCAATCGTGGTGCGCGCTACCTTGCAATCGCAAAGAATAACCCGGTACAGGAGGATTTCCTGATTGGTTGGATTACCAACCGGGTCCACTTCAAAGTGTAAGGAGGGAGTATGGATTTCAAAGACTTGGGTAGCGTTCTGACGAAGATCGCTCCTACCCTAGCTGCTGCTGTCGGCGGACCCCTCGCTGGAGGGGCTGTAGCGGCCATAGAAGGCGTTTTCGGGATGAACACTGACGGAACTACCAAGGACAAGCAAGATGCGCTTGTAGCGGCGATTAGTGGCGCTACGCCCGATCAGCTACTTGCCATGAAGAAGGCGGACCAAGACTACGCTGTCCAGATGGAACAGTTGGGCATCAAGAAGGAAGAGCTGGCAGGAACAGACCGAGACTCAGCCCGTAAGCGTGAGGCAGACGTGAAGGACAACACACCGAAGATTCTAGCCTACGCTATCACGATTGGCTTCTTCAGTGTGTTGGCAGCTTTGATGTTTGGGACTGTACCAGCAAGTACGAAGGAAGTGTTGTATATCATGCTAGGTACGTTGGGTACGGCATGGACAGGCGTTATCAGCTACTACTTCGGTAGCACAAGCGGATCAGCCGAGAAGAGTAAGCTTTTGGCTCAATCTGTCCCGGCTGATACAAAGGTTAAGTAACACTCGTGGTAGGGTGCTTTGGAGGGATGGACTTTACGGTCCTCCCTCCTTTTTTTTACTTTCAGTCGTCCTTACCGAGAATCGACTCCAGCACTTCGAACATATCTCCCTTGTCGATCACCTTCTTGACAGGAGGCGTCTTACCTTGCTCGAACGGTTTGTTGCGAGCGACGAAGTACGGCTTCAGTTCACCAGCTTTGAACTCGTGGTCGGTGCCTTTGGTCGAACGTGCAGCAGCCTTGATGGCGAGCGTCAGCTCCTTCTCCAGCTCCTTAATTTCTTCCAGCAGTTCAGCGTTCTCCGTTTCGATGTACTTCTTCAGTTCTGCTTTCGCAGCTTCGGAAGCAGCCTTCGCTTCCTCTGCCATTTCGATTGCACGCTGATCGGTCGTAGCGAAGTCCTTGATGATCTGCTTCTTGTTGATGATGTCACGAACACGGGGACCGATTTCGCGGCTGTATTCGATCAGTGCTTGTTGCTTTGTGGTCATGTAGTGCTCCTTATTTCTTGGTTACGTCGATCTTGCTTGCGAACGGGATGCCACGGTCGTCCAGAATATCCTTCAGCTCCTTATACTTGTCGTACATGAAGTCGTCGGGCAGACCGTACAAGTCTCCGATGGTCCCCGGCGAACGCCCGAAGAAGTCAGCAAAAAGTCGCAGCTCTTCCTTCGATTCAATGGTAATCGTTACCGGGATGAACACCGTTTTCTCGCACGCGACCTTCATTGGAACACCGCCTTCATCTTGGCAGCGATGTTGGTTGCCTTCAGCGACTCGGCTTCAGCGGCCAGCTTGGCAGCAGTACGTGCTTCGATTTCACGAGCATGCGCCACGGCGATGCCAGCGTGTTGAACAGCTACTTGTTCCAGATCGGCCACGGCAGCGTTGAACGCCATCAGGACGTTATCGACATTGCGAACCTCGTCCTTGATCTTCAGGATGCGACGGACGAGCGGGATGCTCAGGAATTTGGCACGAATGTATTGGTATTGATACGTAAACATTTGATTCTCCTTTCAGGTTAGTTGGTAGTGCTACATATTACAGGGCGCCTAGGATTGCGCCCAATGGTGGGAAGAAGATGCCGACGACGCGAAGAGCCAGTACCAACGTGTCGCCGCACATATTCAACAGTTTCACGATGTTCAGAATCCAACCGACGAAGCAGATAATAGTACACATGCCTAGTATAAAGTTCATTGTATTACTCCTTATTCAATAGTTTTGCCACGGAACATTTCGTCACCTTTCGGATGTGGCTTATCCTCAAGTAACAGCTTCTTTAGCCAAGTCAGGAAGCGTTTCATTCTTGCACGTACAGCGTTGCATCGACATCATGGAAGACAGCTTGGAAGATAGCCGTCAGACGCTTTACGTCACCGCCACCCAGACCGCCACCGATCATCGGAAGGATGACTGGAGCGTTGTTACGAATAGCGAAATCACGCACCTTCAGCATTGAATCTACGACAGCATCGTAGCTCATGTACAGCATGCCATCCCGGCCGTAGTTCTCTTGCGTGATAGCGTTCGCTACTATGACGCTGCTTTCTGGGTTCTTAGCGAGCACTACGTCGCCTAGCACGAGGCCGAAGTCGGTGTATTCATTGCGATAGGATTCGAAAGCGTACGGGTAGAGCTTCTTGACCAAAGCAGCCACACCGGAGCCCATGACGCCTTGGGCATTGCAGCCATGGACGAGGATGACTGGTTTGTTTGCTTCTTTCTTTTCGAGTGCTGCGTTGAACAGGTCGCCGGATTCGATTTTCAGTGCCATTTTATTTACTGCCTTTCGTTTAACGTTCAGGGTATTGAGTAGACAGAAAGCATTGTAATACTCCCTATCTACCCTGTCAAGAGCTAATTACGCAACGTAGAAGCGCTTACCCTTGGCGAAGTTCGGACCTTGGTCGTACTGCTTCTTACCAGTGATTTTCGCAGCAGCACGTGCTTCATCGCGGGTAGTATAGAACTGCACACCAGCTCCTGCTAAATGGTAACGCACGCGACCGTCGAAACCTGCGTGCTTGAGCGGCAGCGGAACGGACTGGGCAACCGGAGCCTGTACGGCAGGAGCGGCAACCTTCGGAGTCGGCTTCAGCGGCGAAGGCGTCGGCTTGTTCGTCACCGGGACAGCAGGTAGTTGCACGACAGCCGGAGCAGCAGGCTTCGGTGCAGCCGGTGCAGTGTAGCGGTCGATTTCTTCTTGGGTGAACGGCACGCCGATTTCTTCCCAATAGAGTACTCCCGTACTCGCTACCAGCTTACGGTTCACCGACTCCGACTGGATGAACAGATCGTAGTTACCATGATCCCCCGGATGCAGGCGGATGTTGTTCACCGCGGACAGGCCCAGCATGTCACGAGCTTCCTTACCAGCGAACACCTTGCCGTTCGAACGGTCACGGATCGCGATCATCTTCGACGGCGAGACACGTGCTTCAGTCTTCGTCAGTTGATAGAACGCCGAACCCTTCAGGTACTTCATGCGCTTCGTGAGGATGAAGTCACGAATCTGAATGCCATTCTGCCACGGTTCCACCACGTACAGGCTGACGGCCTTGCTGATGTCCTTCAGCTTCGACGTATCGACGTTCTGTGCGTTGGCGTAGAACACCGTCGTGGAAGTCTTACCAGCCGAGCGGGCAGCAAAGTAGCCGTCCATTGCAGCGGCCGTCTGGGTAGTCGATGCAGCCATACCAGCTTTCGAGGTTTCCCATTCTTGCACGTTGTCCAGCGGGATGCCCAGATTCGACACGGAGCTGCGATTACCTTTCGGGACGCGCATCACGAACGTCCAGCGGCCCGTGCGTTGCAGTTGTTCGATCTTGGTACGGAGCGATTCTGCCGTGTACTTGGTCGAGTGGGCTTCTTCGCCATCCGTCGTAGCCATCACGAGGAACGAGACGTGCTGTTCATTGGCATCCGGCAGCGATTCGAACAGTTCGATCATGTTGCCGATACCGTCGTACAGAGGCGTACCGCCCGGAGTCGGCCAGCTTGCCACCGGCTTCAGGACGTGCGGATTCGAGATGACGATCTGGCGAGTCGTTCCGTAGCCGCTGTTGCCGATGCCGATTGCGACGACGGACACGATGGTATCCTGCATCTCGCGGCTTGCTGCGTCTTTCACAGCAGTGATGGTAGCGTTGTAGTCGCTCTTAGCTGCTTCAGCGAGACGACCCATGGAGCCCGAGTGGTCGTTGACGAAGCCGATGTAGTTTTTCGATTGTGCCATTGTTATTTCTCCTTGTTAGTTGATAGTGGTACTACGATTAAGTTCTGCGGTCTTGTACACGTTACGAATCAATGCGCAACGCTTGTCGGTGTATTGGAGGTAGAATTGATTACCAGCGTACTCTCCAGACATCAGGGTAGCCTTGATTGTGTTTTCACCGATTACCTCTTCTACCTCGTACACTTCCAACACGGCGGAGCCATCTCTGTCTCCGTCCGCGAACACGACAACATCACCAGTATATAGAGGATTACCAAAGATGTCTAGTGTCATAGTGCTTCTTTCTTATTGCTTCAAACGTTCCACGATGGTAGCGAACGATTTGTCACGAAGCAGGAAGCCGTCAACGAAGACAGTTTCCAGTGCACCCTCACGCTCTTCTGCGATAGACTGCTTGTCATACAGGACGAACTTGTCGCCTTCCTTCTCGACACGCAGCAGGCCCGTTGCTGACTTCTTCATACCGTCGCCGGTAGCCGGGTCTTTCTGAATGTCCAGAGACTTGCCATACACAACGCCCCACGTGGCCTTGACAGCCATGCCGAACGTATCACGGGTGATGTACTGGTACGTAAAGCTACCAACACCGAACACGATGTTACCGGCACTGAAGCCTTTGTCCATTAGGCGTTGCAGAATTTGTTCTGCACGTTGCAACGTAATGCTATCACCGTAGATAAGTCCGACGCGTTGGTTCAGGGTTTTGTAACCCTTGGCCGTCGTGTCGCCACCGAAGATATCCCAGAGGCATTCAACAGCGCCCTTGATTTCTGCTTCAGTCAGCAGCTTGCCAGTTTCCTTGCAAGTGTAGCCGACAACCTTACCATCAGCAGCCAATTCCAGAAGCTCGTCGTCCTTGTAGCCAGTAATGATCTTCACCGGATCACCGGAGTCCGGACGGAACACTACCTTGGCTTGGCCCAGAGCGTTCACTTTGCGAGCCAGAATTTCTTCCTTCAGCTCACGAGCGTACACAGTGATGACACGCCAGAAGTCCCACGTGTCCGACACGATGGAGACGATACCGCTCGGATACACCTTCGTGATGAGTCGGCGGAACGTAGCCAGCTCTTCTTCACCCAGCGGTCCTTGACCGCCCATGCACATTACGGAGTGCTCTGTAGCCGGGACCGAACCGGCAACCAGCTCCTTCGTCACATCAGCGTTGTAGTACTCTTCCAGATAATCGATAGCCGGAAGCGTGTCCGTACCACGCGAGATGAATAGGTGGGCAGCACCGCCTTTAGCAGCACCATGCCAGCCGACCATACCACGCATCGAGAAATCGTGAATCTGCCAGTCAGCGAACGCCGGATCGGAACCCGTCAGCTCGACGTACTTATTCAGGATGCGACGGTATTCGTACGTAATGGTCGCTACCGTGATTTGTTGCCACAGCTCGTCCGACAGAACCGTTTCGAGGTAGTTCGTCAGCCAGAAGAATTGCGGCAGCGTGTTACGGATCGTCAGGAATGGAACCTTGATATCCACACGCGAACCTTCCGGCAGAGCCTTGATGATGATCGGCAGATAGCCGAGGTCATGCAGGGCAGCGATGTGATCGACTCGTACCGAGTCTGGGCCGAGGAAGTTGTCGCAGCGGCGTTTGTACTCAGCGATCACTTCGTCCTTCGGGCGCTTGAAGAAGTGTTCGTTCCATGCTTCGATCAGGAACTCTTTCACGAAACCTTGCAGACCGACGAACACTACCTTGTTGTCGTACAGGTCGCCCATCTTAGCGTGGCTGGCCGAACGTGCCGTCAGGTTGGAATACACGTACTCCGTGCCTTCCGGGTACTGATCGATGTGGCCCAGCTTGTACGAGTCGAGGATCAGGTGCGGTTTTACTTTCATTGTTGTTCTCCTTGTTAGTCGATGATTACCAGCTTGCCATCGCTGTCGAGCGGGAGGTCCAAAGACCTGTCGATCCATTTGTGCAGTTTGACGCCGTTTTCCGTGATGTCCAGCAGGTGTCCAGCAGACCACGGCGTACCGGAATCATCCACGACGACAACGGATACGGCTTTACCCTTCGGTACGAGCTTAACCTTCAGAGTCTTCTCGACTGGGGTGGCTTGTTTGAACTCTTCGATTTTCATTATTTTCTCCTTGGTTGTGTTGGTTAGGCTACGATCTTGGTCCACTTAGCAGTACCAGTCTCCGGATCGCAAGCGTAGTTGGCATCGCCCACATCGTCGTACACGAAGAATTCTCCGTTGCCTTCTTCGACTTTGTAAATCTTGCCGAATGTCAGATCATGGATGTCCGGGTTGTTACGGTTCGTTTTGCTGTCATGGAAGACCACCTTATCACCGCTTTCCAGTTTCTTCTTTGCCATTTTACTCTCCTTGGTAGTGGTTCTTACAGTTTGATTACTTTGCCGGATGCGATTGCGTCTTTCGCTTTCTGCCCGACAGGATTAGCAGTGTACACAACATCGATCAGGTTGTCAAACACTTCAGGACCAGCACTGAAGATACCGTGCGTTACGTACAGCATGATCTTTCCATCGGTGTACGGGCGCAGCACTTTCGCCAGTTCCGTGAACGTACGCCCACCGTCGCAGATGTCATCCACGATCAGGAAGTCGTGGTCACTATCATGATTGTGCCCTTCCGTGCTGATACGCGTCTCCAGAATCTTGCCGGTGGAGAGTTCCCGGACCTTTTCAGCTTGAATCAGGCCAGCGAACCCGCCCTCTTGAGCAAACTTGCGAGCCTTCTTCGAAGCGCCAGCGTCAGGAGCAACGATGACAGTGTTACCAGCGTTCACAGCACGGGCAACGCGGCTTGCTGCGAAGTCTTGCGTGAAAACGTCAACGTTGTCTAACAGTGCCGGGGTCACATCCGAGTGCGGGTCCACGACGCAAACACGTTCGAACTTCAGCGAATTGATGAAGTCAGCTAACACCTTGATAGACAGACTCTCCCCCGGATTGCATACACGGTCCTGACGAGCGTACGGTACGTACGGCATGAATAATTTCAGCTTGACGCCGGGAAGATCACGGCGGATGGCGTCCGCCAGCAGTGCCAGATCGAACAGGTCGGAGTTCGACTCAAATGCGAGGTTCAGTGTGACATCATCTTCGAGCCACACCGGGGTCTTCACACGAATGCAGCTTTCGCCAGCAGGGAACGTGGTCTTGGTAAGGGCGCTATCGTAGCCAACGATACTTACGCTCATCTTACACTCCCGCACGCAGCGAGCGAACGAACGACAAACCGGGGATGGTAGTGTAACCGTCGAATACGTCACGCACGCCTTTCACATCCGCATATTTTCCAGCACGGATGCAGGAACGGGTTACGCCGGTCTTATTGTCCCAGCGGTAGTTAGGGTTCAGGCACCAGCCCGGAATGAATTTACCTTCACGTTGGTTACGGCTCTTGCTCATGTTCTTCTCCTTGGTTGTAGTCCGAGTATGGACAGGTCTTTGGTCCGGGGCATGTACCCCATTTTACGTCGCATTGGCAACGTTCACTACGACCTTTCTTACGTTCCAACTTCAGTTCGTAGATGTCGTCGTTGAATGCATCCATTATCTACAACTTCTTTCGTACCGTCAAGCTATTTGGGAAAATAATTTCGCACTTGTCTTGCAGCCGGTCGAGTGCATCAGCGTCAATACGCAACGGGAACAAGTAAGCAGGCTTGTCCAGAGCGATCATACGGTGCAGCATATCAAGCGAGCCAGTGCTACGACCGTCCCACACGATCAAAGCGGCATCTGCCATCTGAGCCATCTCTTCGTTGCGCCAGTGACCCGCCAGAGCGTTGTACGGCCCACGGCTGTTATGACGAACGACGGCTCCACGAGCCTTGATATTGCTCCAGTCAGCGGGCTTCTTGTGCAGCTTGAGCCCCGCCTTCTCAGCGAAGATTTCCCCGTGCTTATCCGGGCCTTCAGCTTCCCCGGAAATCACCGCGATCTTCTTGCCGTATGTCGTCCACAGGCCACTTTCGATGATGGCTTGACGCGTGACGTTGTAATCCCGGATGGACCGGGAACCAGCTATGACGAGCTTCATTTAAAAACTCCCTCTCAATCCTAGACGTTTGTTCTTCTGCGTGGCAGAGATTTCAAGCACAAGACCGGCCGTGATGGCGTACTTCCTGTACTCAGATGGCAGTGCATACGTGATGGCAAGCCCAGCGAGGCTCATGCCAACGAAGTAGTTCCGGATTCTGTTATCGCTTGGGCACCGGCCCATCAACACGTTCCGTTCGTACGCCCACTCATGGTTCTTGATGTCGAGCGTTTGCTTGTAGTCGCGGTAGGTGAAAGCTCCGAGAACAGCGAGTCCAGCTACTTGCCCGTCCGTGAATGGGTCAGCAGCCTTCACCGGAGCAGCCAGCGACAGCATTGTAACCAAAGCAACTAACAGTTTCATAGTACCTCCAGTGTAAGTTATGCACGCTCCATATCTCTTACCCACGCGTGCGGCATATCGTCAATCATAACATCAATGCGAATGCCTTGTCCATACATAAATCGCTCTTTTGCCTTGCGATTTGTTGCGTAGATGCCTTCGCATTCAACCTTCCAGTATTGCATAGCCATATGTACTTCCTTGGCTTCTTCTTCGTCCCGCCACGTCACGATGTAGACCTTATGTCCTCGTGCTGTGAACGCCTTAATGAAGTCAGCCCAGCCGATAGGATCACGGGTGAAGGTGTCGTCGTAGTCCAGTCCGATGTTCATTTCCATACCTCCACCAGAACAACAGCAAGCACTAGCGAGAACACCAGCAGCGTTACGACACGATGAATCGTGGATGTCTCCTTGTCGTTGATCGGACAGAATGCGTATAGCATCCCGAGCGAAACTGTAAGGTACATGGCTAAAACCGTTGCGATGTATTTGAGCGGTTCAGTCATGGCTCGATCCCTTCAATCGGGAAGCCCAGCTCACGCTTAGCCCGTTGCTCCGGCGTCTCGTTAAAGCGGAAGTACGGATGTAGGGTGAATTCGTACGGCTCCGTGCTACGCCCTTTCAGGACACGTACGCCGGTACTGTTGCTACCTTGCAGGGTCAGGTAACTTTCGAGGTCGATAGTCATACAGGTCATTTCAATCCCGCCTTCGTAACGCAGTCGAAGTAGGCTTCTCTCTCGGTTGTGAAACCTCCGGCCACTTCACAGTTCTCTTTGCCATGTTTCGCGTCGTACCAGTACCAACGGCCTTCATGCAAGTGGGCAAGATAACCACACATGCAGGCCAATGCTTTGTTCGTAAAGTGCACCATGTTTAACCTCCGATAAAAGAAAAGGCCAGTGTACCCGAAGATACGCTGGCCTGTCAAGTAGTGCTTCTTACGAAGCGTTGTTCAGATGCGACTCCAGCCCCTTGAAACCGCCGGGGATCAGAACATCGTCCTTGTAAATCTGCGGCATCGAGCGGAAGCCTTGTGCACGAATGAAGCGTGCAGCGTCCATGCCTTCGTCAATCTTAACGACCTTGTGTTCGATACCTTTAGCTTTCAGCAGGTTGACAGCCGAATTGCAAGCAGCGCAACCTTCCATGCTATACACGGTGTACATACTTCTCTCCTTATTTGATTACGATGGCGCGTTGTTCGAACACGCCGAGGGTTACGACAGCACCGTCCGATGCACGGCACAGGGCCGTTGGGCCGTTGATCTGCTGGACTTCGAACATGGCGAGATGACGGCTTTGGGCACCAACGAACGCGTAAGCGATGATATCACCGGCTTTGACTTCGTGGCCTTGAATGTCACGTAGCACGGGAGCACTCTTCGCCGGGACGACTTCAACCCAGTCGCTTTTCAGCTCTCCGATGATGCTGTGGCTGTAGTTCTTGTCGCCACGGTCGTCAATGACATGAGCACCGGAACCCGTGCCGATGGCTTCGTACACTTTGCCCTTCGTGATGTCGTGACCGTCTTTGGTGAATACGATAAACATCTGGTTCTCCTTTGGTTGGTAAGAAAGGCTACATAGTAGCCCTCCTTACGATTGGTGTCAAGTGTTATTGGCAGGCAATGCACTCAGACTTCGAAGAAACAATCGCACGGCTTGAGTAGATGTAGTACAAGCTATGGATCAATTCGTTTTCGAACGCTTCCTTGTGCAGCAGAGCGATTTCACGCTCAGTCGTACCTTTCGCGATGTACACGTTGATGCTCTGACCTTGGTCGATGTGCTTCTGTGCAGCAGCAGCCAAACGCAGGACGACACGCTGATCGTACTCGAATGCGGTACGGAACACAAGTTTCTCGAAATCATCTAGCCAGTCCACGTGTTGTACGGAACCGTAGCCATGCACCACGTCAGCAATGCACTTCTCCACGTTCAGACCCTTACGCTTGATGAGGGCTAGCAACGGAGGATTAACACGGTCCACTTCACCCGCAGAGGTCTTCTGCGTGAACGACATTGCCGTATCGAGGCCACGGCCTTCCGAGATACCACCCATGATAAGGGCAGTGCTCTTGGTAGGAGCCACAGCAATACGGTGCGTGAAGCGCAGGCCGTAGCCAACACACCACTCTGGTTCACCCAGCTCAACAGCCAGCCACTTCGACGCCTTCAGTGATTCCTCGTCCAGATGTTTGAAGAACTCTGCGTTGAACAGGTACGCGTCAATCGAGTCCGCAGGCATCATATGCTCTTGCATGTACGTGTGCAGTCCTCCACATCCCAGACCGATAGCGCGACCAGCTTTGGTAGCTGCTACAGCTTTCTCCAGCCCCGGAATCTTCTCGGCTTGCTGAATGAAGTCAGACACAACGCAGTCAAGGAACACGGTAGCAACCTGTACAGCGTCCGTATCCTTCCATTCATCGTACTTCGAAGCATTCATCCACGCCAGAACGCACGTGTACGTGTACTTCGTTGCATCGCTGTGCAGGAAGATTTCTGTGCAGAGCTGCGAAGCCTTGACCATCAGGCCGAGGTCTTTGTACATCTCCGGACGGTTACGGTTCACCTTGTCGATGAAGAAGAAGTAACCCTTACCAGTCACCATCTTCACACGCATCATACGCTTGAATCGACGGGTTGCTTCCTTGTCCTTCTTGTTCAGGAGGTCAATGAATTCGTCCGTGATGATCCAGCCCATGTTGAAGTCGTCATCATGCTTCTCAAGGTACGCAATCACTTCCCAGAAGTCGCCGTGCATCACGTTCAGGTAAGCAGCCCAAGCCCCGCGACGAGCGGTCCCTTGAGTCACGTTACGCATGATCCCGATGTGTTCGACGATGACAGGCATCACACCATTGGCCTTGCCACCAGTGCTGATGTCCGAACCACGTGCGCGAACGTCTGACAGGTCGGAAGCTGTACCGAAGCCTTCCTTACTCAGAATGGCAACCTCACGCTCGTTGCTGTAGAAGCCGTCGATAGAGTCACCGACAACCGATCCAGCACACGATACCGAGCAACCACGCTTGGTGCCCATGTTCGCGAGCACAGGTGTTGAGCAAGCCATCCAGCCGTTCCACATTATGTTGAAGAACTTGCCGGTCCAGTAGTCTTGGTAGTATTCAGCGTCCGATTCGGCATCCTGCCCATTCGACATCACTCCGTTGATGTAACTTCCCGGTTTACGGTCGCTTGGGAGTTTTTTGAGCGGAGCGTATTTAGCAGCCGTACGAGCGATACGCATGTACTGTTCACGCGGATTTTCGGCTTCGTACAGGTACTTCTCCATGAACATCTGGTAGCCAGCGGTAGGCATCCACAACGGGACCGTACCATCAGCTTGTCCCGCCTTACGGGCTTCACTGTAGCGGTCATACTTTGATAGCACCGCTTGTTTCACTTGTTTCTTTTTAGCCATTCGTATCCCCTGCTTCGTCTACTTCCCATTCAAATTCTTCTTCATTCCACGTGGTAGTGTATTCACGTCCCTTGCCAACGAAGAAGTCGTTGAGCTGGAACTTCTGCACACCACCGTAGAACCATTCTGCGATAGGGTTGTACTTCACTTCCTTCTTGCGGAAGATCGGCGGGAATCCCAGATCGGTAACGCAGATGTTGATACGGCTCTTTACGAACGTTTTGGCGTCTTCGACGGTCCATCCAGTACCAACATCACCCTTCTCGCCCAGCATTTCAGCAATACGGGCCTCGTGCTCGTACAGCTTCAGTGCAGCCTTCTTGATTGCACGTTGCAGCCGTTTGTACAGCTTCTTGTACTCTTCCGGCGACAGGATGTCTTCCCATTCCTGCATCGCGGTACGGAACAGCATAGCCCCGCCGATCTGGTGTAGACCTTCATCCACGACGGATTGGTCAATACCCCGGACGACGTTGCCGATGAAATTGTTGCCCTTTGCTTGGAAGCTCTTGAAGAACGCGAACGAACTGAACAGGATCGCCCCTTCCAGAATCGAGAACACAGCGATAGATAGTAGATCGTTCTTGCTGTCCACCATCTTGTCAAGGAATGCTACGCGAGCATTCAGCACAGGGTCGTCCACGTATGAAGTATAGAACTCGTCCGTATCGAGGCCAAGCACTTCGTTCAGTTTGTTGTAGAACGGTGCGTGGACGTGGAGTTCCATCATACCGTTGACCGATGCCAGTCGTTCCACTTCAGGCCGAGGGAAAGCCTTGATGACGCGATTGAGCCAGTATTCCTTACCAGCGAACATCTCGTAACGGGTGAACAGCTTCAGGCCCGTAGTGATACCGTGATGGGCGTTGTCACCAACGTTCACCATCATGTCTTGTTTGTCCTTCTCCACTGCAATCTCGTTCGCAGTCCATCGGCAATCTTCGAACTGGGTATCAGCCAGCTTGACAAACTCCGGGTAGACAGTGACGTAACTTTCAGTGGGAGTCATAATTCTTGGTTTTTGCATCATACTCCCTTCTATGTGAAAAACGGGGCCGAAGCCCCGTGGTTGGACGCCTATTATAGCATAGGTAGCCTTACTTATCAATCTTGACGGAACGCTTCCTGCGTTCCTTCTTGACCGGCTCAAGAGGCGGAGCATGGTATTCGAAGATGGTTTTCAGACTACCATCCTCACGTCGCATGTTCGGCCTCACTTGATCGATGAGGTTTTGTAGCACTTCGATTTGTTCCATGATAGCAGCTTCGTCCGGGTTGCTCAACTCTGCCGGGAACGCTTCTGCAACACCACTGTATTCGCGGCTAGTAGACAACGAACGTGACATTTCATTGGCAAGGCTGATGTCCTTGTAACCGGCAGCGATGATACGGTCCTCTGCTGTTGCGAACGAACTGTTAAGGAAGTTGGAATTGATGTCCACTTCGCCAGCAATCATGTACGCGATAACAACTTCACCAGCGAGGTTGCGATGCTGTCGTGCCAGATATTCAATCGGGTAATCCAGATCGAAGCCCAGCACTTTCAGGTAAGGAGCGATCAGAGCGTCATTCGTCGGATCGATGAAATCGATCATGCGCAAATGTGACAGCTCCGGGATGCGCTTCAGGTCGGTGACGCTAATCGTTTTCATGAATCACTCCTTCGGTACGAGGTCCGACAGATCGACAGCCACGAAGTTATCCGGCTTGCGAACCTTGCCATTTTCATCCTTCAACACGATACGCTGGTACTTCTCGTTCAGCGTGACGGTGAAGCCGTTCTTGTTGCTCAGCAGTTCACCGACCTTCGGGAACTTCGACAGGTTGTTGGCGTTGACCCGGCCCAGTGCGTGAGCGACGTTGTAGCCCGCTGCTTCCAACTTTTGCAGGAGGCCAGCCACGGTGACGAACAGGTCGCATGCACCGTCCAGTAGTTCCACCCTGTTCCCGGCTTCCAGTGCATCAATTGTCTCGGTCAGCTCTTCGAAAATGAATCCGAGTTGGTTGTCGATGCTATCGATAGTGACGTTGGTAAGGTTGCCAGCGATTTCGTTGAATTGAACAACTTCGTCGTAGGCAACACGCATTACTTTGGTCGTTTCCATATTTCTCTCCTTAATGCAGTTGCAATTTTTGTTGAATCAGCCACGCCTTCAGGGCTGGCAGTTGTTTGTACTCGTACGCTACACCGTAGTCGTAGTCCGTCCACTTCCCTTCCGTATCGAGCAGACTGAAGCCTTTCGTATCGAACGCACCCGATACTCCGTCCAGTTGTTGATCGAACATCGGCTCAAAGAACGGGGAACGCTCCATCAGAAGCGTCCCGTTGGAAAGGAGCACTAGGACCAGTCCGGTGTTGCCGATAGGCACTTCCAGAAAGGTCAGCGTGGTCATTTCAGCCAGCCCAGTTCGATTGCTTTGTTCAAGGCTTTGATGAGGTTTTCAGCGTGCTCCTTGTTCCGGATAACCAGCTCGCGGTCGGAGTCCGTCTCGACCAGCGTAGTTTGACGTGCTCCGCCGCCACGGATAACATCCGGGCAGTAATCGTACGAGTCTTTGTCAGCAAAGCGGATTTCGCTAACGTTTTCCAGCTCACCGCGTACATCGATAGTGCTCATAATTTTCTCCTTGGTTAGTTGGTAGTGCTTCTTACGAAGCCTTACAGTTTCATCGCCTCTAAAACAGGCACACCTTCAATAATCACCGCAGTGCCGATGATGGGACGGTGCGGGAAAATCTTGTTGTAGCTGAATGCCAGCTTCTTGTCATCGATCAGGCAACCAGCGTTCATACCGAAGTACAGACCTTTCGGATTCGCCCAGTATTCAATACCGAACGATTCGTGGTAGTGTCCGCACACGTGGCTCATGCTCATAGCCTTACTCGTCATAATAGCACGTTTTGTCTTCCCGTGGTGAACATAAACGTCAGGAACGTTCCATTCGCTCATATCCAACGTTAGATCGTTGTGCCATTTCCACCCGCTACCCACTTCGAGGATTTCGTTGTAGGTACGCATGTAACGCTTCGAAAAGCCATGCGTCTTAGCTTTACGAAGATGCATCGATCCGTGGTTCGACTCCACCAAATCCATTACCGGGAACATCGTTTCAAGCCGTTTGATGTACGGAAGCGAACGCTCCAGTTCATCACCAGCACTCGGAAGGTCAGGGTCCGAATCGTGGTAACTCATCGCATGCTTATCCAGCTCGTCTCCGAGATTGACAACACGCGTAGGGTCATACTTCTTCTTGAGCATTTCCAGAAATTCGAACATACCCTCGTGATGATACGGGATGTGCTGGTCCGAGATAAACAGGATACGGCTGTTGTCGTAGCCATCGTTACCTGCTGCGATCTTCTTCTGGGCATGATAGCCACGTAGGAAGTCGCTAACGGTGCTCTTCGGCTTCTTCAGCATCTCAGCAATCTCTCGCCAGCTCGACCCGGCCTCATCCAGCTTAACCGCTAGGACGGTCCAGTCAATTGTGTTGCTCATGTTGCTCCTTCAAAATTTTGGTGACAAGCTCCTTACGCTTGGTAGCGTTACTTACAGAAGCTCCAGTGTATCCGTGCTGCATTAAGAATGCAAGGACTTGTTTCACAGGTTGTCGGGTAATTTCCAACACCCGTTTCGCGAACCTCGCCTCTTCGAACGTCAGCCCTTCACTCTGGGCATACGTGTGGACGCTATGGCATGGTTTGCACACAGCTCGTAGGTTATCCGTTTCACAGTAGAGCCGTCCAACGAACGGACCGATATCTTCCACGGACAGGATCGAACCTGCATCGTGTGGGTGATGGTCCACTTCCATCTCTTTCAGTACGAACCACTGCTTACAAATCGCACACTGGTACTCCCACTTCTGCTGCTTCTTCGGTCCCTTGTAAGGGCGACGTGCCGCAGCAAGACAGTCGTTGCGAGGTTGCCAACGTAACCACTTGGAACGAAGTGCAGAGCGAATCCACGAAAGGTATTGACTCTCCGTCATCGTTCCGCCGCAGCGGGTCTTCGGGGCATCCTTCTTAGCCATCCGACTCCCCTACGACGTAGTAGATGCCAGCGAACCTCAACCACCGCCGACCAAGCAGCGAACGAGGCACATTCGCCAGATTCTTTGGATCAGCCTTGCACACGTACGTGTACGTAGCCTTCACAGCGGGCAGGCGGAGGAACGCTTCAAACTGTTCCTTCGTCAGTTCCAGAATGTCATCCTTCATATTCGATCCCCGCTTTCTTCAACACCTTGCGCACATCGAACCTATCGCCTTCCCAGCGGCGCATGAACGCACAATCAGCATACAACTGGAAGATGTCCACCCACGACTTGTTCTCCTGTAGTGAACCGTCCCATGCCCTGTAAGTAACCTTACTAGGATACCAAATCTGGTACTGCTTGGCAACGGCTTCCAGAGCCTCCTTATCGGTCTTACAGCCCTTCAATACGTTGTACGCACCAATGTCACCGAACTTCGCTTTCGCAAGCTCACAGGGCTTGTACGCGTCTACCGGATCACCGAACAGCATTTGGAAGTACAACCACACACGACCTTTGCCTTTGATGTCACGAGTAAGTATCGGCTTGCCAGCGGCCGTCTTACGTGCCGTCTCTTTGACAATCTCGATCAGTTCTCCGAAACCGTTGATGTGCTCTGGCTCCGTCATGTTGTCCCAATTGTACAACCAACCGGGTCCGTGGTTGGCATCCTTGTCAATCGAGGCTTGCGTGTGTCCAGCGGTCATGTACGCAACGAGCACATCATCCGCTTCCACGCCGTCACTGATTTCAGCAGCATGCGAGTTGATGAGGTAGTTCTTGCAATCCTGAAGCTGCAACGGCTTCGTACTGTCCTTGCGTGAATCCTTGTAACGTGTCGGCAACGGAAGGTCGAGACGGAAATTGTTATCCCCGCTAACGACGATGTGATAGCTCTCTGCCTTGCACGATTTCACGATGTTATCGATCATGTGATTTAGGATGTGGAAGGCGTTCTGCAACGGTCCTGCCTTTTGTCCCGGCGTGACACCGTACGCTCCGGCTTCATCGCCAGCCCATTCCCTGAACTTAGTCAGGGTGTCGAACTCTACCTCGTCCGCTGTCTCCTTGTGGATGCATTTTACGAAGCGCTTTTCGTTCGCTGCTGATGCCCGATAGGCAAGGATATCTCCGTCGATGCACACGAGTTTAGGTAGCTCCATTATGTCCCTCCAAATGTACGGTAGGCCCAGAAGACAAACCCTACTGCGCTGATAGCACCAATCAGTATTGCGGACAGTGCTACACTCCATACCAACGCGTCCCGCATATCGACTGGCTCGTTCCACCAATCTAACGCCGCTCTAATTTTGCCCATTATTCCTCCCAACGAAAAAGCCCGCTACCCTTTCGAGTAGCGGGCGTGTTAGCTAACGTTCCTTACATTAGAAGGGGATGTCGTCGTCCATGTCCGAGAAATCCTGTGCGACAGGTTTCTTCGGTTTGGCAGGCTTTGCAGCGGGTTTCGCTGCTGGCTTCTCTGCCGGGGTATCGTCACCATCATCGTTCGATGCAGTGCCAGTCTCGGCCTCGTAGGCTTCGATAGCTTTCTGCATGTTCGAACCGGCGTAGTTGTTTGCCAGTTTGATTTTCTTGATGAGGTCGCGACGAATCCACTTGATGACATCTTTCGTAGCGTTGTCGAACGTGATGCACAGAGCCGGGTTCTTCAGCGGACGAACCGTAGGCAGTGCTTCAATCGGATTGCCGTCGTCATCCACTTCGCCCGTATCAACCGGGGCCAGCGGAGACAGACCCTTGGTGTTCACGTTCTTGTAGACGATATCGTTGCCGTCCTTGTCCTTCTTGCCGCTGTTCGTTTCCTTCACTTCCAGCGTGATGTTCAGGGCTTGATCCAGCAGTTGTTCGATGTCAGTGTTGTCACCGACGCCAAGCTCGTTCAGGCCGGTAGCCTTCGCCAGCTTCGTGAGCATGTTCTGCGGGTGGAACGTCCACGGCTTGCCTTCCAGCAGTTTACCGTTGGCGTCCTTCGGAGGAACTTGACCGAAGTTGATACCTTCGATTTCTCCCTTGAAGCCCTTATTCAGCATGTGGCGGTAAGGTTGCTTGCCAATGTCACCACCGTAGTCCACGATGTTCGACACGAGGTCAACGAAGACAGCCACTTGGTCAGCGGGTTTCTGCGTCTTGGTTTCTGCACCGTCCGTACCTTCCGGAACCAGCTTACCGTTCAGTTCGTAGATGTCCTTACGGTTTTGCTCACCCAGATCAACGATCAGCGACACACGAGCGGGACGAACTTGCGTTACGCCTTTCTCGCTACCGTTGAACGGAGTAGGGAAGTTACGCGGAGTGAAATCGCCACCGTTGCCGCCACCGCTTTTCTTTGGTTTGAATGCCATGCTATATTTCCTTTATGTAAGTTCGTAGCCTTTCGGTCTTACGCAATCGCCGTTTTGTTTATAGACACTGACGGCATTTCGTCTCTCGAAACTTTAGCGGGCCTTACGAGCCGCGTCTTTCGCCGTCTTGCCCGGACGAGCCACCGGATGCAGGCCAGCAGCTTTCAGCAGGCGGATGCAGTTCTCGTGCGTACGTGGGGCGTTGCCGATGGCACGGGTCTGAGCGGCGGTCATGAAATTCTTACGATCCATTTGTATCTCTCCTTTTCAGTTTGGTTGGTAGGTCGTGTAGGACTTGAACCTACGACATCGGAGGTAGAAGCTCCGTGCTCTAATCCGTCTGAGCTAACGACCCAGAAACGCTATCTTACACTACGTAGTGTTACTTGTCAAGAGTTACGCTTCGCCGGTCAGGTACGGCGACTCTACCATAAGTTCCCGGCAACCAAGGCCGAACAGGTCGAGAAAGTTCGGCATGTACAGTGTGTTACGGGTTTCGAACTTACCATCATCAAGTATGTACTTGATTTCCGAGGTCGTCACGAACTCGTTCGGCGGAAGCAACGGATGGTCAATTGCGAACACCGAACCACTCACACCCACGCTACCACTCATCGGCTTGGTGACATCGAAGTGAACGACATCCACCAGAGTCGAAGCGTCGTGGGTGCCTACGTCACCATTTGCGCTCTTCAGGGTGACGGAATCACCGTCGATGGCAGTGATGCGGCCGATCTGGCTGACGATATCATCCTCGCTAAGTTCTTCGCCTGCTTGGATGCGTGTGGCATATTCAGCGAATCGGGTTGCTGCCAGTTGGCCTACGATGAATTGACGAGTCATGTTGTTTCTCCTTTTCAGTTGGTTGGGTCGAACATACGAGTTATGGAGGCTTCCAGTCGCTCGTAGTTCTTGGTTTGTTGTACTAGCTGTTTAGCAGTGTAGGTACTATAACCGTTCTCGTAGAGCCAGTCAAGTAGTCGCACAGCATTTATTTTCCGTACGTTGGTAGTGAGCGTACGTTCCACTACGTACCCTTTCGGGAATCCTCTGCTGAACACTGCATCGCTAGGGAATTCTACCATAACGAATTCAGGTTCACCAGATTTGCTTTGATGAGCCAGTGTACCGACCCTCGTACGCATCACTACCTCACTAGCTGCCGTCACAAGAGCTTGGTAGTCCTTGGACGACGCCTTCTTCTTTCTCAGTCCCACGAACCGCCACCACTGTCTGACGAAGACGACGATCCCCAGTCACTTCCGGAAGAGCTGGATGGCGAATCAAACCAGCTATTGTCACTACCCGATGAATACGAGGAACGCTTAGTCTCGTAGTCAGTCGTATCACTTTGGTACGACGGTTGGTAAGCTGGGGCAGGCACAGCTTGCACAACATCACGTTCAACGTACGTATCACGCTCGATGATCCGGTCTCGACCGTACGAATCGTGGTGATGGCTATGATGCATCATCTCGTTCAGCATCATACCATTCACCATACCGTTCATCTGTGCTGCTGCGCTGTTGTCACTATGCACCACTACCGTACTCGGTTGGACAACCACCGGACGCGGACTTGCATCGTAGCGACTTTCCATCGGGGCCGAAGTGTACACCGGATGCGGCGGAGCGTCATACGTACGGCCATGGTTTGTGTACGTAATGGTAGGCGGAACCACTACCGGGCGAGTGTTCTGCCACAACTTATAGACGAAGTAGATAATCAGACCGAGGATAGTCGCCCAGAACAGGAACTTCAGGACAGCCATGATTCCACTACCGCCAGCCGGTTTCACTTCGGTGTATGTCACCGGAACGGGTTCATATCGCCGTTGGGACGGAGCCAGCCGTTGAACCGGGCTTGGTGCACGTTCCAGCTCTGCCACCGTACGACCGAACAGGGCCGAGTCTTGTACCTTGTGGTTCTTGTCCAGCATACGGGCCGTCTTCAGTTCAGCAGCCGCACCTTCACGGTTGCTGTCGGCCTTCAGCAGCACGTAGGCGTTGAACAGGTGTGCTTTCGCACTGTCCGGACGCTCACGCAGTACTTCCTGCGTCATCGACTTTGCCGATTGGTAGTCACGAGCTGCCAGAGCGTCTTCGATGTCACGTGGTTGCGGCATTGCCAGAGCTGCGACGGTTGCCAGCGACAGAATGATACCAGCGAAAATCTTCTTCATGTTCTCTCCTTTGGTTGGATTGACCCTTACGGGCAATTACTTCGAAACGTTGACCATGCCCTTGAAATCGTACGGTACGACGATGGTTTGGACACGACCAGCAGCGATACCTTCAGCGATCTTCATTTGAGCCTGAGCCTGCATGTAGTTCACTGCACCGGCATTCGCGTTCAGTGCTGCGATACGCTTCGATTCCTGCTCGGCCTTCTGCACTTCGATTGCCGACTGCTTCAGTTCGTTCTGTGCACGGACGAGGTTATTAGCCGATTGCGTGATTGCAGCGGGCGGAACCGCGTTACGGATCAGCACTTGCGATACGATGATCGACGTATCCAGCTTTTCCTTCGCCAGTTCTTCCTTCATGATGGCGACGATATCCGACTCGACCGCTTGTCGCTGGATGTTGATCTTCAGTGCTTCGTACTTCGGGATCACCTTCATCACAGCGTTCTTCGCGATGGTTTGCACGTAGCTCTCCATCAGCAGCGTTTCACCTTTCTCGTTCACGCCGTTGAACGACTTCGCCTTGTTGACGTACAAGTCGCTCACGCTCGACGGGTTGATGTTGTAAACGACGGTAAGATCGAAGTCATCCATCGTTACGTTCTCGACCGTCTGCGGCCGGAGGTCTTTCACTTCCGCGTTGATTTCACGCACCGGGAAGGTCAGCACTTCGCCTACGAGGGTCTGGTTCACCGAGCTGGCAGGCAGTTCGGTAGTATCGATGCTCTTGTCCCAGTGTTTGCGGAGGCCGACTTCGCCGGTGTCGATACGAGTGCAGCCCGTGAATGCCAGAGCCATTGCGATCATTGCCAGTACTTTCTTCATTTGTTTCTCCTTTGTGGTTGGTAAGTAGTGCTATGTTACCTGTTTCGTTCTACGCTGTCAAGCGTCATTTCGACATTTTCTTCATCGAATCCGCCAGTGCTTCAGCCCGTGCTGCGGACGCAATCGGCATATCGATCAGCGAATAGTCTGCACGCATCAACGGGCCGTACTGCCGTTCCATCTGCGGGATGATCTGGTTGCTCACGAAGTTGCCGAGTGCTGCGAGCTGACGTTGCTCCAGCTTGTCCAGCTCTTCCATTTCCTGCTTCTGCACTTCGATGCTATCGTTCCATTTCGAACGAGCCTGTTCGACACGTTGTTCCAGCGTGCCACGGTTCTTTGCCTGTCCCATTATTTCGTGCTCTCCTGTACGTTTTTGACGACCTTCTTCACTGCCGTAGCGGTGTACGGTTCCTTGCTGTCGGTCAGTGCACCGCCGAGGGTGACGACATCTGCTGCCAGAGCAACAGGCGTTTCGACAACTACACCTACCGTGGCTTTCGCCAGCTTACCGAGCATTCCGAACATTTTGTTTCCTTTCGTAGTTGGTTGCGACAGGTAAGATAGTACTGCTACTTACCCTACCTGTCAACAATTATTTTACAGCGTCGATTCGCCTTCTGCATCTTCCCACCCATCCGTCCAGTCATTGAACTCTGTGGTCCCTTCCTGATACGGATTCTCGTCGT